CACGAGACTTCTATACTGTATTTACACCCGGATGAGGATGAGCTTCTAGGAACGACGTTGTTGCAGCATAACGTAGTATTCGGGGTGCTACAAGAGTATACACGCTCATCTCTGTTCAAAAGAATGTATGTGGTCCAGAAGTCTAAAATTGAGGAGACGCTTCAAGATTTGCCGGTGATTGGTTACTACGACAAACTAAACGAGTGTCTTGTTTCTACCATTCATATGACTAATGTCTTCTCCAACACGGACTCAGAATTTGATACGTTCCGTGAAATTGATGCCGCTGCAAGTATTTCAACTTTTGGTATTTTTGACCTTGACAAAGATGAAGAGATGTTGTATTATGATCTTAAATTACCACGAGAAAAGAGGTATTATTTTGCTATCAAGCGAGACACACTACAAACAGATGGTAAATTGTTGAAGGACATAAAAGAAAAAATCAAAAACAGGATTGACGGATTGACGAAAATATCGTATGGTATATTTTCAACGAACTACGATGCCAATTATGGTTATTGTGGGTATTATAGCTCTTTAATTCAGACAGAAGGAGATGAAGAATGAAGGCTTATCAAGGAAGTTTTAAAAAGGCAGACGGTGATGTTCGGAGTATGCACTTTGTGCGACTCCCAGACCTCCCAGAGTCTTTCTTGGATGGAAAGGTTAAAGGACAGGACGCAAAGAAACGTGTTTTGAAAGAAGGAATGGAAACAGTGTGGGATGTTACTGCACAAGGGTTTCGGACTTTCAATTGGAGTACAACTCTTGGCGAAGTGGAAGAAATTATTTTAGAAGAAAATTCACTTTTCCCTTGACAGCATGGGGAAATAAATGTTATGCTGTATATCAGAAGCTCGGAAGATTTGCCGAGCTTCCCAACACTAAGGAGATAGAAAATGGGAATTGATTTAGCAAAAATTAGACAAAAGTATCAACAGCTTCGCAGCAAAGGTGGTGGAAATAAAGACCTCTTTTGGCGACCCAACGACGGAGAGCAGGTTGTTCGCATCCTGCCGACCCCCGATGGCGACCCTTTTAAAGAGTATTGGTTCCACTACAATCTTGGGAAGAATCCTGGGTTCCTGAGTCCAAAGAAAAACTTTGGCGACAACGACCCGCTTGATGATTTTATTCGCAAGCTCTTCAACGAGGGCACTGAGGATTCTATTAAGATGGCTAAGAACCTGATGGCTCGCCAGCGGTTCTTCTCGCCGGTTATTGTTCGCGGCGAAGAGAACAAGGGCGTTCGCCTGTGGGGCTATGGCAAGACGGTCTATGAGACTCTTTTGGGTCTTGTGCTCAATCCTGACTATGGGGACATTACGGACCCCCACGAGGGAACAGACCTTACTCTTGTTTATGGGAAGCCCCCTGGTGCTCAATTCCCGCAAACTAAAATTCAACCGCGCCGTCGCACGTCTGCTGTTGTAGAAGATGACGCGCAGTTGAAAGACATTCTTGCTCACGAAGTTGAGTGGGATACTGTATTTGCCCGTAAAACCTCAGAGGAAGTCCAAGTTATGCTTGACGAGTGGCTTGGCTCTGAGGATGCAGAAGGTGGAGCGGAAGTTCTCAAATATGAGAACAGCACCTCTTCTGACGAGGGCAACGCTGTGGAGGCTGCATTCAAAGACCTGATGGGCTAAACAGCAACCCGCAGGGAGGCACGGGGTTACAGGTGCCTCATTCATTCACTTACACACAGGAGGATTTATTATGAGTGAAATTAACAAAAGCGGATATGAACTTCGCAGTGACCTTTTGGGGATGGCAGTTGGTATTCTGGAGAGCCGGAACGACCGCCACGAAGCCAACGAGCATTTTGCTGCCGAGAACGACAGCAATTATAAACGTTGTGCTGTTCCCCCTTATACCACTGACGAGGTTTTAGCAGAAGCCGAAAAGCTTTATGACTTTGTTCAAAAAAAGAGTTAGAGTATATTTAGCTTATTGACCGCAGGGAGGCACGGGTTTACAGGTGCCTCATTTTCTAACAGGAGGAAAGAAAATTGAAGAATAAATTTATTACTATTTTGGTTGCAGCGTTTTTGATGGCTATTACCGCTGGTTGTGAGAATTGCGATTCCACGGCTGACGATGCTGGAGCAGCAACCGATGGCACAGAAGAAGCCGCCGCAGCGGGTGATGGCACTGAGGAAGCTGTAGAAGCTGGAGCGACAGAAGCTACTGGAGACGCAGCCGAGGAAGCCACTGGAGATACTGAAGCCACGGAAGAGGCAACAGAGGATACAGAAGAAACCGAGGCTACAGAAGAAGCTGACGCTACGGAGGAAACGGAAGAAGCCGAGACTACTGAAGAAGAAACTGAGGAAGAGGAAGAAGAAACCGAGGAAGAAGACGAGTAGTAGGTATTAGTGCCGCGAACTCCGGGGCGGCGCGGGGTATTTGTTCTAAATACCGCCCCATTCAAATATTTTAGGAGACATCTATGACACGGTTCGGTGGTAAGGGCGCACTGGGGAAACTCAATATCGATGAGATGCGAAAGTTAATCAACAAGAAAAGCGGGATGGACGTAGCATATCGCCTTGACGAAGAGAACCCAACAGAAGTTGTTGATTGGATATCCACCGGCTCACGATGGCTGGATGGTATCATCTGTAAGGGCAAGCTTGCGGGCATTCCTGTTGGCAAAGTATCTGAGATAGCCGGATTGGAATCAACAGGCAAAAGTTACTTGGCAGCAAAGATTGCAGCCAATGCCCAGAACAAGGGCATTGATGTGGTTTATTTTGATTCTGAATCTGCCATTGACCCACAGTTTCTAGACCGAGCAGGGTGCAGCTTAGAGACGCTTCTTTATGTGCAAGCGCAGTCTGTTGAGTTTGTGCTGGAAACGATTGAGGACTTGCTGGCTAGCAATGAAAACAGAATGCTTTTCATTTGGGACTCGCTGGCGCTCACTCCTGCTGTTTCAGATATTGAGGGCGACTTCAACCCTCAGTCTTCAATGGCAGTGAAAGCTCGCATTCTTGCAAAGGGAATGTCCAAGCTGGTTGTACCGTTGGCTAATGGTCAATCTACTTTGCTGGTTCTCAATCAACTTAAGACCAATATTACACGCTCCCCGTCCGAAGCCATGACTACCCCGTATGTTACGCCTGGGGGCAAAGCTTTGATTTATTCTTACTCACTTCGTATTTGGCTCACCGGGCGCAAGGCAAAAGCTTCTTTTGTCTTAGACGACAAGGGGTTCAGAATTGGCTCTGAGTGCAAAGTCAAGCTTGAGAAGTCTCGCTTTGGGACACAAGGTCGCCAGTGTGCGTTCAAAATCTTGTGGGGAACGGAGAGCGTTGGGGTTCAGGATGAGGAGAGTTGGCTGGATGCAATCAAGGGTTCAAAATATCTTTCATCTTCTGGCTCTTGGTATTCAATGGAAATGAGCGACGGCTCTGTTAAGAAGTTTCAACCTTCTAAGTGGATGACACACCTGGAGGATGAGCAATTTAAAATCCGAGCACTTGAAATTATGGATGAAGAGGTTATTCAGAAGTTTGACTTGAGGCAGGGGGACGCAGAAGACTTTTATAGCTCGCCTGACGAAAGTTCTTTGACGGATGCGGAATGATATATACTATTATACCGACGAGCCCATGAGGATTATAAAAATGAAAGATGAACTTGAAGACTTGAATGACCCTTTAGTCGCACCAGAAGAAACCACCGACCTCAAGCCAAAGCCGCCGTCAAAATTAGCTCCGCAGGGAATTAAGACTTTTACTGTTTATCGCGGAAGCGATGAGAGTGGAGTCTCTGGCGACGGAATTGTTATTGAGGGTGTGGTGCTGGCTACAGGTCACTGCATTGTGCATTGGTTATATCCTCCACCGCGAGGTGGCATCGCAATCTTTGATTCTATGGGGGATTTTGTGAAGGTGCATATTACTCCGCACCCAACTAACCAAACTATTATAACCTATGAAGATGGGGAACAACGGACATTTAAACCAGAGGGCGAAGAAGGTGATGAGTGAAGAAACTTTTAGTTATAGACATGCTCAATATGTATTTTCGTGCATATATTGTGGACCCCTCTTTATCCACCAACGGCGAGCCGATTGGCGGGGTAAAGGGGAGTTTAAAAATTCTTCAAAAGCTTGTTCGCAACATTGCGGCTGATGAAGTTGTCATTTGTTGGGACGGCGTAGGCGGCTCCCGCCGCCGAAAGCTTGTAAATAAAAATTATAAAGAAGGCAGGAAGCCGATTCGTTTGAACCGGGACATTCGCAACCTTACCGAACAACAAGAGATTCAAAATAAAGTTTGGCAGCAGACACGGTTGTTAGAGATATTGAACGAGACTCCGTTTCTTCAGTTGATGCTTCCAGACATAGAGGCTGATGATATTGTCAGCTATATTGTGCAGAACAGCAGATACCGTGGCTGGCAAAAGATAATCGTATCCAGCGATAAAGACTTTTTTCAATTGTTAGATGATGAGACAGTTCTCTACCGACCTATTCAGAAAGAGGTTTTGAATAAAAATAGCATTGCTGAGAAGTATGGAATCCACCCGGTCAATATGGCGCTGGCACGAGCTATCGTCGGAGATAAGAGTGACAACCTTGAGGGAGTCAAGGGCGTGGGGTTATCCACCGTCGCGAAGAGGTTTCCCTTTTTGGTTGAGCCAGAGTCCTATACTATTAAAGATGTGATTGAACACAGCAAGAATGTGCCGGTGGAGCTAAAGGCTTATAGGGCGGTCAGCGAGAGCCAACAACTGATAGCAGAGAATTATAAATTGATGCAGTTGTATATGCCACAAGTGAGCGTGCATTCTGCTAAGAAGATAGACCACATAATTGAGTCTGCGCCAAGGCACTTTAATAAAACGGCTATCCGAGCTATGATGTTAGAGGATGGATTTGGTGAAACCAACTGGGCTGATTTGTTTCAGCGCTGTAACAAGATTTCCCGTGACTACCGGAGCTACTAGTGAAAAACAATTTCAACAAAGAAGCAGAGAACTTTTCTCATTTTGGAAAGTCTTTCCAAGAAAAGTTCGTTCAACTTTTGCTAGAAGACCGAATCTTCTCGGAGCAAATCTGTGAAGTATTTGATTTGAGCTTTCTTGAGCTAAAGTATCTCAGACTTTTTGCCAAGAAAATCATTGACCATCGGGAAAAATACAATCGTCAGCCGTCATTTAGTTCAATGGCTACAATTTTGCGTTCTGATTTGGCAGACGAACCTGATGTTATCAGGCAGCAGGTTAGAGAGTATTTCGTTCGTATCCAATCAAATGGCGCAGTTGATGATGCTGAGTTTATTAAAGACACCTCTTTGGAGTTTTGCAAAAAACAAAAACTCAAAGAGGCTATCCTTGAATCGGTGGAGCTTCTTCAGAAATCATCGTTTGATGAGATTAGCTCAGTTATCAATGAGGCTCTGAGGCTGGGAAGCGATAATGATTTTGGTTATGACTACAAGGTTGATTTTGAGCGACGTTTTGAGAGGAAAGAAAGAAATCCAGTTGCAACGGGGTGGTCGCTGATAGATGATTTGTGCCGTGGCGGCTTGGGCAAGGGTGAGCTTGGCGTGGTCATTGCTCCGACAGGTGCCGGTAAATCTATGGCGCTGGTTCATCTTGGGGCACAAGCTATACTAGAGGGCAAGACGGTAGTTCATTATACTTTAGAGCTTGCGGATACAATTGTTGCATCGCGATATGATAGTTGTGTCACTGGCGTTGGCTTGTCTGATGTCTATAATTTTAAAGACCAAATTGCAGAGAAGGTACAGGAAATTCCTGGCGAATTGATTGTGAAGGAATACCCAACCAAGTCAGCCTCTGTTGGCACATTGCAGAACCACCTAGAGCGTATTGAGAGGGCGGGTAAGAATGTTGATTTGATTATTGTGGATTATGGCGATCTGCTGCGACCACGGAGGTCTTACAAAGAGAGGCGCACAGAGCTTGAAACCATCTATGAAGAGTTGCGCGGAGTGGCACAAGAGTTTAGTTGCCCGGTGTGGACAGCTTCACAGACAAATAGAAGCGGACTGAACGCCGAGGTGATTACTATGGAATCAATCTCAGAGGCGTTCAATAAGTGTTTTGTAGCAGATTTTATCTTTACAGTCTCTAGAACCATTGCACATAAGAATACAAATAGCGGAAGGTTCTTCATCGCAAAGAATCGCAATGGTCCTGACGGGCTCATCTTTCCCATATTTATGGACCCATCAAAAGTAAAAATCAATGTGCTACAGCAGACAAGCGAAACGATTGAGGAGATAGTTACAAAGTCTGCCAAAGAACAGCAGATAACATTGAAAGAAAAATATAAAAAGTTTAGAAGCAACGAAGGAGCGTAAGCAATGGTAGAAGATGGACAAGAAGTTGTTGAATTTAAAATTAAAGAAAGAGCGATTAGAAGATTTAAATTATCGGACAGCTTTATTGACCACTATGCGGAGAAAGAGGTTCCGTGGGGACCGCTAGGGTATGTTACTTACAAGAGAACATATGCTCGTCGCCTAAGTGAATTCACTCCGGGTGTAGAGGGCACGGAGGAATGGTATCAAACGTGTCGGCGTGTGATTGAGGGAATGTTTACTATGCAGAAGCATCACGTAGTTTCTCTTGGCACACCTTGGGATGATGCACGAGCACAACGCACAGCTAAGGAAGCTTACGACAGATTGTTTAATCTGAAATGGACGCCACCCGGTCGCGGGCTCTGGATGATGGGGACAAAGTTTATTGAGGAGAGAACTGGCGCTGCACTTTTTAATTGTGCTTTTCGTTCCACCAGGGACATTGATACAAAGGGCGGCTATCTTTTTGGTTGGATTATGGACGCTCTTATGGTTGGCATTGGTGTCGGGTTTGATACCGAGGGGGCAGGACAGGTAGAAATTAAAAATCCACAATGGTCGGAAGCAGTTTTCACTGTTCCAGATAGCAGGGAGGGTTGGGTTGATTCTGTGACAATGTTACTTGATGGATATTTGAGAGGCACAGTCGTTCCCAGGTTTGATTACACAGAGATTCGCGCAGCGGGAGCGCCAATCAATGGGTTTGGCGGAACATCTAGTGGGGCGGCTCCGCTGATTAAACTGCACAAAGACCTCCGAGAGCTTTATGATTCTAGGGTCGGAGAGGTTATTACTTCTATTGATATTGTTGACACAGAAAATCTAATTGGCAAGTGTGTTGTAGCTGGAAATGTGCGTAGGTCGGCGGCGCTAGCGATAGGTGCGTATAATGATTTAAAATATCTTACGATGAAAAATGATGAGACAAAATTGTATTCTCATCGGTGGGGTTCTAATAACTCTTTTCATGCGAAAGTTGGTATGGACTATAGCTGGCACGCCAAGCAGAGTCAGAAGAATGGGGAGCCGGGATATATTTGGCTCGACAACGCCAGAACGATGGGGCGCTTTAAAGATGGCGAACGCCTTGATGATACAAAGGTTGCAGGGTTTAACCCCTGCGTGGAACAACAGCTTGAGGACGCAGAGTTGTGCTGTTTGGTTGAAACCTTCCCCGCAAAACATGAAAATTTTGAAGACTTCCAGAGGACTCTTAAGATTGCATATTTGTATGGCAAGACTGTTACTTTGACAAACACACATTGGGCAGAGACAAACGCGATAATGCTGAAGAACCGACGCATCGGGCTATCTCAGTCGGGAGTGGTTCAAGCTTTCAGCAAGTTTGGGCGCAGGACCATTTACGACTGGTGCGACCGGGGCTATGAGTATGTTCGCGAATTGGATGAAAACTATTCAGATTGGCTGTGTGTTCCGCGCTCTGTGCGTATGACTTCTATCAAGCCCTCGGGCACAGTTTCTTTGTTGAACGGCTCAACGCCAGGGATTCATTTTTCAGAATCAGAATATTATATTCGGAGGATTCGTTTTTCTACGGACTCAGAGCTTTTGGTTCCGCTGAAAGAATCTGGATATAACATTGAGGAGGATGCCTATTCTCCTAATACGATGGTGGTAGAGTTTCCAGTTCGCGAACCCTTCTTTAGCAAGGGAAAGGTGAGTGTTTCACTTTGGGAACAGCTAGAGATTGCGGCACAGTATCAACATTATTGGGCTGATAACTCTGTCAGTATAACTGTGACATTTAATGAGCAGGAAGGCGAGCACATTAAAGACGCCCTGGAGATGTATGAAACTCGCCTTAAAGCTGTGTCGTTTTTGAGATATGATAACACTGGTTATAAACAGGCACCTTACGAGCCGATTACTCAGGAAGAATATGAAGCGACAGTAAAGAATATTACACCACTGACAAGAGTTGATATCAATGAGGGCGGTGTTGGTTCAAAATATTGCACAAACGATGTGTGCGAGATTAAATTTTAAGAGAGGCAAAGATGAAAGTAAAACCTTGGAATAGAAGATTATTGATTGAGCGCGTGGAAGCTAAGAAAGAAGAGAAGGACCACTTCTCTTCACAAATCTTGGTTCCCGATGAGTTTAAAATAAAAACAAATGACCCAGTTCTGGCTAGAGTCAAGGGTGTTGCCGACGATGCTAGTGAGGCTTTGAACGACAAGCTTGTTTTGGTTGAGCCAAATGGTATTGAAGAAGTGAAGGTTGAGGGTAGAAAATACTATTTAGTATTAGAAAACTATGTCATCTGCACTTTGCAGATATGGGAGGATGAATAGCGTGGCAAAAAAAATTATAAAAGAATCGGGGTTTGCGAGGGTTCGCCAGATGATGATGGGAATGGTCCCATCTGTTGAAACTATTGGGGTTATGACTGCGGAGAACCCTAATGCTGAGCAAATGCCTTCAAAGCAGAATAAACAACTGAACCAAGCTTTGGTTCAAAAACTTCGTGAGATGAATTATGGTCCCATTCCTATTGGTGGGAGCTTCGGAAATAAAGAAAACTCTTATATGATTCCTAACATTACTCGTTCTGACTTAGCAGCGCTGGGGCAAGAGTTTGCCCAGGAAGCTGTTATTTGGGCGTCCAAGCAGCAGGGTCGCGATGGTAATGACCTTATGCGTTGGGAGTATATGGAGGGCAACCAGACAGTTCAGACACGAGATGTTAGCATGGGAGGCTCTGGTGTCCAGGGCAAAGAAGATTACTACTCTGAAAAGGGTGGTCGTAAATTTGTTATTCCGTTTTTTGACCCCGAGTATGAAAAGGCACAGCCGACAGACGGTGGTCGGGGGATTGAAAAGAACGCTCCACCGTTAGCCGAAGAGATACCAAACACTCCTCGTGCTAGACGGCTTACGGAATCACTGCGGCGTCGTGCTAGGTTGTGTGTGGATGAGAAGAGGACTGCGCGTTCTAGGTGGCACCATCGCGGGTGTATGCTGATAGAGCTTGAGCAGCTTCAGAAGATTATTAAAAACAAATGAAGTATCTAGTCTTTTTATTTCTCTTGTGCGTTCCTTGCGCTGCTCAAGCAGAGCCCATTGATTATAATAATCTGGTTTACACTGCGCTGACTCAGTGCCACAGGGCTAATCCAGACAAAGTAGATGAATCAATTTTGTGGATTCTGGTTGATGTGGAAAGAAAATACGAAGTGCCTGAGAATCTTCGCGGGATGCTTTTGTCGGCAGCTTGTTCGGAGTCTGGTTATAATCCCAAGGCAAGGGGCGATAGGAAGTTTAGCAAGAATGGAAAGCCAAAGGCGGTGGGCTTGTTCCAGATGTGGAGTTGGTGGGAGCGCGAATATAAAATTGACAGGACAGACCCGTATGGTTCTGCAAATGCTTTTATGCTTCACGTCAAGCGGCAGCTAGACAGAGGTCGTTGCAAGTTTAAGTCTGCTGAGCGCCGATGGATAGCGGCATGGGTTACAGCCATTCGTGCCCCAAAGAAGGGTGGTCGTTGCTATGAGAAGCCAAATCATTTAAGAATCCTACGGCGGTGGCACAAAATTATTCGTCGCGCAATAGCAAAGGGCTAAG